TAAATGGTGGATTTAAAGCAAAAGGAGCACGAATAGAAGGTGGAGATATGACTGTTTCCCCTGGAGCATGGCTAGAAGTAGAAGCATATGGCGATGATTTAAAAAAATCGTTTATGCAACTACCATTTAAAGAGCCTTCTCCTACTTTAATGCAACTTTTAGGAATTTTAACTGAATCTGGAAGACGTTTTTCAAGTATTGCTGATGCTATGGTAGGTGATGCTGCGGGAACTTCACCAGTTGGAACGACTATTGCACAAATAGAACAAGGAAGTAAGATATTTTCTGCTATTCATAAGAGAGTACATCACGCTCAAGGCCTAGAATTAAAATTAATAGGCGAATTAGATGGTGAATATCTTCCTAATGAGTATCCATATGAAATAGTTGGTGATGCAATGTCAGTAAGACGTTCAGATTTTGATGATAGAGTAGATATTATACCAGTTTCTGATCCAAATATTTTTTCTCAAGCACAAAGAATAGCTTTAGCTCAAACTACACTTCAAATGGCTCAACAAGCACCTCAAATTATAGATATAAAAGAAGCATATAAAAGATTAATAACAGCTTTATCTTTACCAGATCCAGATTCTTTAATAATTGATGACGATGATATTATGCGCCGTGATCCAGTATCAGAGAATATGGCATTATTAAATGGAAAACCAATAAAAGCTTTTTCAGATCAAAATCATGCTGCTCATATGGCAGTTCATGAACAATTTATTTCTGATCCTCGTTATGGTGGAAGAAAAGAAGCACAAGAAGCTTTATTAGGACCAATGTTAGCACATATAGGCGAACATTTAGCTTTCCAATATCGTCAACAAATGCAACAATTAGTTGATCAAGTTTCAGGACAACCAATTCAATTACCAATGCCTGATTTTGATGATGATGATAAAGAACAAGAAAACGAACAAGAAATGCCGATAGAAATGGAAAATCAATTAGCTGAATTTGAAGCACAATCTGCTCAAATGTTAGCAGAATCTCAACCACAAGATCCAGCTCAAGTTAAAGAACAACGTATGGCAGCGAGTGATGAAGCTAATATTGCAATAAAACAAGAAGAAATGAATATTAGAAAAGAACGATTTATCGCAGGTGAAAAACAAAATGAAAGAACACAAAATAGAAAAGATAGAGAGCTTCAATTAAAAGCAGTAGAAATAATGGATAAACAAAAAAATAAAAAAAGTGGAAAATAAAATAAGACCTACAGGAGAAGAAATAAGAAAAGCAAAAAAATTTCTTCGTAATAAAAAAGTACCACTGAGTTTATTTAAACCTAATTTATTTGCAGCATCAAGTAAAGAAATTGGACAAAATTTTGATGGTACATTTAGTACTTTAATGAATGTATATACATCAGGGAACCCATACTATAAACGGAGATTAAAAAATGGCAACAATACCACCAATACAAGCGATACTACAAGAAATAAAAAAGTATAAAAAAGAATTAGCTAGTAAATCACTAGCACCGGGTTTTGATACGTTTGAGGCGTATCAGAAAGCAAAAGGAATAGCTGAGGGTTTAGATAAAGCTTCAGATATTTGTTTAGAAATTGAAAAACGTTATATTCAAGGAGATGATACGGATGATTAGAAATGAAGAATGGTTTACTGACGATGATATAGCAGACCCTAGTAAAGAAGATTTACCAAAACCTTGTGGTTGGAGAATTTTAGTTCGCCCTGCGGGAATGGTAAAAAAATCAAAAGGTGGAATTATTTTAACTGATAAAAATGTACAAGAACAACAATACTTGAATTCTAAAGGTAGAATAATTGCTATGGGTAGTGAGTGTTATAATAATCGAAGCACAAATTGGTGTACAACAGGGGACCATATTGTATATAGTAGATATGCAGGATCAAAAATTGACGTTAAAGGCGTTAAGTTGCTCTTGCTCAATGATGACGAGGTATTGGCTGTATTACCAAATCCAGATGCAATAACTCAAAATCTTTAATACGCACTTGTTGCGACAATACATAGGGAGAAAAAACTATGACAGACGATGTGAAAGATATTACACCCGATAATGAAATCGAGGTAAAAATAATCGAAAGTGAAGTTGATCAACTAAAAGAAGAAACTAATCCTCTTGAAGTTAATCAAGTAGAACAACCTCAACAATCCGCCGAACCAGAAGATTTAAGTAAAACAGTTGAATCTCTACGAAGTGAATTAGAGGAAATAAAAAAGGAACCTTATAGTGCTCGTGTTAAAACTCGAATTGCTAAAGAAGTTTCAAAAAGAAAAGCAGAAGAAGATAAATCTAAACTGCTTGAAGAAAGGTTAGCTAAATTAGAAAGTGCTGCCCAACAACAAGATAAGAATAGTCTTGAAAATCAATATCAAACAGTTTCAAAAGATTTAAAAGAAGCTATTGAAGGTGGAGATACTGATAAACAAGTAAAACTAATGGATGAGATGGCTGACGTAAGAAGTAAAATTCAAAACGTTCAAAAACCTGCTCCTGAAGTTAAACCTCAAAACCCTGTTGTTCCAGAAATGGCAAAAGCTTGGATTCAAAATAATTCCCATTGGTGGAATAAACCAGGTCATAGAGCAGCAACTCAAACAGCATTTGGAATTGACGCTGATTTAACAGAAGAAGGATATGATGTCGCTGATCCTGATTATTATCAAGAAATGGATAAAAGAATGAACAAATTATACCCTGATTTAGTTAAAACAGCAGAAAGTTCTGTTCAAAACCAAGAAAAAGATGTAGAAAATAAACCAAGAGTGCAATCACCTGTAGCCGGTGTTTCTCGATCAAATCAAGGAACCGCTAAAAGTGTAAGATTGACATCTGATGATTTACAGAACGCTGTTACGTTCGGTATTGATATTAATGATCCATCCGCACTAAAGAGATACGCAAAAGAACTTGCAAATCTCAACACGGGAACATAGGAGCCTGATTATGACAAAAGAAAAAAGCACTTCTCTAAAAATAGAGAGAGAAACACGTGATGAAAGTACACGAATCAAAGAGTGGAAACCACCTTCTTTATTAGAAGCACCTCCAGCTAGGCCTGGCTACAAGCAGAGATGGGTTGCAACTAAAATACTTGGGGTAGATAATCCTACTAACTGGGCAAAACGCCGACGTGAAGGTTGGGAGCCAAGAAAACCTGAAACTATGAAAGGTTTTCATGCACCAACAATTGAACACGGTCAATATGCAGGGTTTATAGGAATCGAAGGTATGGTACTGTGCGAAATGCCAGAAGAAATGGTTAACCAGCGAAACGCTTACTATCAAAACAAAACAGATGCGCAGATGGAAAGTGTTAAAAGTGACTTGCATAGAGCTGAGTCCCCTGGGAATCCAATTCACCGAGACCATAAAACCAGTGTTACTAGAGGTGGAATCAAAGAATAATAACGTAGCATAGCTAAAAAGGAAATATTATGGCTAATACAAACGCACCTAGTGGTTTTACACCACTAAGACACCTTACAGGTGGCGTTATACGTGCCAACGAATATGAAATTGCCAACTCGCAGGCAGATACTTTTTCTTATGGTGACATAGTTACTTTAGATACATCTGGCCAACTTGATGGTTTTGCCAATAACAAAAATGCTGTTGGTATTTTCTATGGCGTTGAGTACATTGATGACGCAACAGGTAATGTTGAGTTCGTTAAACGTTGGAAGGGCGGTTCTACAGTTAAATCTGGAACTACTCCTAAAGCATATGTTTATGACGATCCAAACATTACTTTTTCAGTACAAGCGGGCAATGGGGCCCTTACACAAGCAAATGTGGGAGAACTTTGCAACGTGTTATTAACAGCATCAACAACTCCTTACTTCCATTCAAGACATGAGGCAGATATGGATACTTTAGCCACTACTGCAAAAGTGTTAAGAATTTTAAGAGTTGAACCGATACCTGGGAACGAAACAGCAGAAAATGCTAAAATAGAGGTTGTAATTAACAATCACTTATTCGGTACTCAGAATGCAGGAATATAGGGGTATAGCATGGCATTAAATAGATCATTATTTACAAAACAGCTAAACCTCGGTCTAAACACTATTTTTGGTATGGAATACGATATGTACCCAGAACAGTGGAGACAAGTATTTAGCACAGAGTCATCCAAAAAAGCATTTGAAGAAGATGTTCAAATGTATGGATTCGGAGCAGCTCCGGTTAAAGCTGAAGGCGCAGCTATCTCTTATGATAGTGGTGCTGAAGGTATCGTTGCAAGATACGTTCATGAAACTATCGCACTTGCTTTTGCAATTACTGAAGAAGCAGAAGAAGATGGTCTTTATGGATCACTTGGAGCAAAATATGCGAAAGCACTTGCTCGTTCAATGCAACATACTAAAGAAATCAAAGGTATGAACGTTCTTAATAACGGTTTCTCTACTTCTGCAAGTCCAGTACTTGGTGGAGATGGTAAAACGTTAATGGCTACTGATCACCCTCTAGGTGGCGGTGGTACAGGTTCAAACCAACTAGCAACTAATGCAGACTTAACAGAAACTTCTCTTGAAGCAATGTTAATTCTAATTTCTGAGATGAAAGACGATAGAAGTATTCCGATTGCAGCTCAGGGCATGAAACTAGTGGTTCCACCTGAACTAATGTTCATAGCTGAAAGAATTGTTGCAAGTAACCTAAGACCAGGTACTGCTGACAATGACGTCAACGCAATGAAAAATATGGGAATGATCCCTCAAGGTGTTGCAGTTAACCAAAGATTAACTGACCCTGATGCGTACTTCATGATTACTGATGTACCTGATGGACTAAAACACTTTGTAAGACGTGCTATCAAAAAATCTGTTGAAGGAGATTTTGAATCAGGCAACTTGCGTTACAAAGTTTCTGAAAGATACTCATTCGGTTTCACTGACTGGAGAGGTTGTTTCGGAACTCCGGGCGCATAGATTAATAATTTATAAAGGGGCGAAATGGTTTCGCCCTTTTATCCCCAAAGACTTAAACGACTACTAATAAGGAGGTAGACAATGGGAACAACTACTTTTTCTGGTCCTATAAAGGCTGGAACAATTAAAGAAACTACAGGTACTACATTAGGTACTGATGTAAAAAACACTGGTCAAGTTGTAATGGCACAAACATTTTCAACTGGAACTACACTTGCAAGTGGAGCTTCAGCAGCCAATGCAACTACTGTTGTAATACCAGCTAATTCACAAATCATTGATATAGTACTTGATAAACCTACAGCAATGGGTAATGCTACATGTGTATTTAGTATTGGCGATACTGTTGGTGGAAATGCTACTTTTGTTAATTCATATTCAGTTACAGTTGCTTCTGGTGTTGGAAGATGTTATCCAACTACTGAAGCTGGCGGTGCTTTAGCATGGGCTGATACAGGAACTGCAGATAAAAAATTAACTTGGACTAGCACTGGTGCTACTGATGCTGGTGAAATTAGAGCTACTATTTTGTATCAACAAAATAATAACTTAGCATAGAATAAAGGGAGTGGGGAGTAATATCCCCACTTATAAAATATGGATTGGACAGAATTTTTAAGTTTAACGTCAAAAAATACAGAGAAAAAAGTTATGGAACCTGTAGCTTTAAATAAAAGTGATGAAGATGTTAAAGAAGATATAGATACAAAAGAAGAAACTTTTTTAGGAGTAGATAAAGAAAAATTAAAAACAGCAGCAAAAGCTTATCAAAGTGTCAGTAAAGGAGATGAACCTAGAATTTATTCCCCTGACCCTTTAATTTTTCAACCAGACATTTATCATCCAGGTATGGGACCAGTTGGTCAACCAATAGAAAAAAATCAAAGTCCTTTATTTGCAGATAGAACTAGTATAGAATCAGCAAAAATAACTAATTTAAATAATCAGATTGGTCAATTACAATCTTTATTATTTAATGGGCAATAAAAGGAGATAAGTATGATTTCAGACGTTAAACAAGCAACTTTAGTTGCAGATGGACGTTTTCAAAATAACCATGCGGGAGCAGGAACATATATTGGTAGATCACGTTTAAAAGGTGTAACTGGAAGATGTGATTCTGCAGCAACTGCTCAAATAAAATTATATGATGGTACTGATGCAACTGGTGTTTTAAAA